ACACTAAAGGAAAATACATGAAGCAGATAGTTTTTGGTTTGGTTGCAGTAGTAGCGTTGTCAGGATGTGCGGCTAAGGTAGTAGAGCAGCAGATTGCAGCGCAGCAGCAAGCATTGTTCATGGTAGGAGCAAAGGTCTTAGAGCTAGAGGCCATGCTCAAGCCAGAAAAGGCTGAAAAGATAAACGCTGCTTTGGCTAAGGGAGAAGTGCAGATAGACCCTCCGGTTATTCCCTCTGTTGACCAGAAGGAGAAGTGATATAGTACCTATGGCTAAATAACCATGGAGATTATATGCCAGAAATAGATTGGAACAGCATAATGAACAATGGAGGCCAGCGTAAGAAACGTTATGCTGGTGCTAACGTAAAGTTCTTTAATGCTTACAATGAGAATGAACGCAAATCCATAGAAGCAGGTAGACCGATATTTGATGAGATTCCTTCCATCAGTATTCAATGGCCTGGGCATGATGAAACAGTACGCAGGATTGAGCCTCAAGATATGCAGGAATATCCAGAGGCTTATGCAAAGTTTAAAACTGGGTCTGAAACTGTAGTAGACGGTACCCCATTGGCAGAATGGCCGCTAATGAGTGGCTCTGCTATGCGAGAACTACAGTACCTTGGCTTTAAGACTGTAGAGCAGCTTTCCGTTGCCACTGACGAAGCTAAGCGCAAACTAGGACCATTGTCTAAGTTTGTTACCCTTGCAAAGGAATGGCTAGCAGCAGCTAAGTCTGACCAAAGCGAAGTAGTAAAACTGAAGCAGTTGCTAGAGCGAGAAACAAGGCGCAGAGAGCAGTTAGAGCATAAGCTTGAGCTTTTTATGCAGCGCATCGAAGCAAGTGAAGGTACTGACCTGCGTGGTGTTAGACGTACCATAGCACAAGATATTCCTGATGAAGCATTAGAAGAAGGAATCATTGAAGCTGAAGACGAAGCTCTTGAAGAGCCTAAGCGTAGAGGTAGGCCAAAGAAGACATGACGATTGCTACGGTAATACAAAATGTTGCTAACGAAGCTGGTTACACTGTTGAATCATCTATTTTTACTTCGACAGAAACAACTACAAAGCAGTTGCTGGCTATAGCACAACGTATTAACCGTGACATATTCGAAGCGTACCCCTGGCCAAAATGCTACGCTTCCGGATCAATTACGCTGGTAGGGGGTCAGGCAACTTATGCCCTGCCAGCAGCTTTTTCTAACTATCAATATGAAACATTTTGGAATCAAAGCACTAGATGGCGTGTTTTGGGTCCAATGACTCCACAGGAATATGCTGAAATAGTTGGTTTTGGTGTAGAGCCTACGATTTACCAAAGATTTCAAATTCGTGGCATGAGTAACAATGAGTTGCTGATTAGCCCTACGCCGAGTGCCACTAACAACGGTAATGTACTTATTTTTGAGTATATCGCTGATCGTAGTGTAATGCCTAAAACTTGGTCAGCTAGCACAGCATTTGGAATTAATAGTTACTGTTTTAACAACGGCAATTACTACTTTACTACTGCTGGTGGCACTACAGGAGCCACTCCGCCAACTCATACAACAGGTTCAGCATCTGACGGTAGCGTAACTTGGGACTATTACAACGGCGCTTACAGCAAATTTCTAGCTGATACCGATGTAAGCGTTTTCAATGAAATGCTGCTAGAGCAAGGTGTACTAGAGCGTTTTGCTGAAATTCACGGCTTAGACACAATTAGGCCACGATTTGAACAGCAATTACATGAAGAGTTTGGCAGAACGTATTCAAGCAAAGTCATTTATGCTGGCGGGGCAACCCGCGCATTACAATATGCCAGAAACGGTGTAGCAGTATTTGGAACGTGGATATGAACGGTATGCAAAGCAGACCAGAGCCAGAGATCACTACAAGAGATCCACAAGCCTATTTTCTTTGGCTTAGAGGTACTGGTTTAGATCCAATGGCCGCTGCACAGCAAGTTCAGCAACGCTTTGGCCCTGGTAAAACACCCGAACAAAGAGAAAGAGAAGCGGCGTCTGCTCAAGAAACTGCTGGTCTAGCTCAAGCTGGTGGTGTTGTAGGTGGAGCTGTTCTAGCTAGTCAAATTCCTACCATAGCTAGTCAAGTGGGTAATTTGTTTGGAGGTGGAAGTGCTGTTGCAAGTGGAAGTGCGGCTGGTGCTGGAGCAACTGGCGCAAGCACTGTAGGTGCCACAGCAGCAAACCCAGCTACCCTTGGAGGTGTTCAGAGCATTGGAAGTTCTGGACTTGGTTCTATTGGGTCAGTGGCAGGACCAATAGCAGCAGCAGCATTAACAGCTAATAGCCTTTGGGAATCTGGCATGAAAGATATCGTGCGAGGTAAAGGTGATAAAGCTGATTACACTAATATCGGATTAGCTGCTGGCACAATGGGCATGTCTGAAATGGCAAACATGGGGCTTAGGCTTCTTGGAAAGCGCTCTGTTGGCGCGATGATGACAACTGGTAAGTCTGGCGCACAACAACTTCGTGATAGTTTTAGAGCTGATTTAAAGGAATCAGGCGTAGCAGATAGTAAGTATAATGTAACCCTTGCTGACGGGACTAAATTTAACATTGGCTTAGATGGTAAAACCAAATATCAGAATGTTGGCAAAAACATAGACGATAAAACTACGCGCAATGCCTGGGATGTGGATTTTTCTAATCCGTTAGCTAAATTTGCTACAGAAAAAATTGACCCAATGATTCGTAACATTTATGGCGCGGATGATCCAAAAGCAAAATTTTTCCCAGGCCAATACACAGGGATATTAGTTAACGCTGCTACAAGTAACGCCAAATCAGAAGCAGATGTACTAGCTAACTTAGAAACTATGCTAGGTAAGTCTAAGTTTGCTCAACAAGCAGGAGTGGGAGTAACACCACCACCTCCAGCAAGGGCAGCAAAAGGAGAGGTAGTGCGAGTATCACCTGGTATGTATGTCAATGATAAGGGTCAAGTAAAACCAGCTCAAACAGTAAGAGCTGCTTTACAGATGAATTACAACAAATCTAAAGGAAAGAAAAAATGAGACGGCAACCATTGCAAGGACAAACTGGCAGGCGACTAGCAGGAGCTTTACAGCGTGGTCCATCGGAAAGGCTACAGCAACTATCTCCTAGTAATCGCCCACAGCAGAGTATGGGGCAAGGCATTGCTCAGGGAATGCAAGGTGATATGCAGAGCAGAATGGTTAATCAACCACCTATGCCACAAGTTGAACAATCACCTCAGCAATTACAATTTGCGGCACCAACTGACATAGGGAATCAGGCGCAAATGCCAATGGATAAAATGTTTCGTTATCCAGCGCCACAAAACTTTCCTCAAATGCCTGAGCCATCAGCCAACATGGGAGGTCAGTATCGGTTAAGCCCTGGCATGTATGGTAGCGGTGAACAAGCTATGCAGCAGATGTATCAACCTTATGTGCGACAACCGGCAAGTCCACAGGGACAACAAATTTCCCCGCAGCAAGCTCAAGAGCTTCGTAACCGTATGATGAGAATGTAGGGTGGTTTTTAATGCCATTTCAAGGATTTACAATGCCACCTCCCTACGGAGGGTTGGATTTAGTTAGTCCGATTGACAATACGGAGCCGTTCTTTGCAACGGAACTGGTCAATATATTTCCAGGTGCCGGGGCTCCTACAGTTAGGCTAGGTTATGAAAAGTTTGTTGATGCTGGTACTACGCCATTAAAGTTTCTTGATGCGGTTAATTTAGCTGACGGTACTACTCGGTTAATAACAAGTAATGATACTACAATTCGTGGTGTTACTACTGCTGGGACTGTAAGTACAATTACAGGAAGCGCTGTAACATCGGGTGAATGGCAAAGCACTACCTACAATAATCGTATCTATCTTTGTAATGGTTTAAATAATGCTCGGTATTGGGATGGTAGTGCTGCTGCCACTTCTGATGTCACATTTACCGGACTAGCTTTAACTAGCATGGTTGATGTCCATGCTCATAAAGAGCGGTTGTACTTTGTAGAAATTAATTCATGCAGGGTGTGGTATGGAGGGTTACAAGTTACTGGTACTGGTGGAACCCCTGCCCTTACTAGCTTTGATTTCAGCTATGTATTTCCTCGCGGTGGCTTCCTTGCTGGAATAGGTAGCTATAGCAATTCTAATAATGTAGCGGCACAAGATTACTTTTGGGCATGTAGTTCTGAAGGAGACATAGTTTTTTACAGCGGTACATATGCTGGAGATCCTACAACTTGGGGACTTGTTGCTAGGTTTTACATAGGCAAGCCCCTTGGTAGGCGAGCTTTTGTTTCGGTTAACAATGATATTTGGATTATTACTGAGCAAGGCATTGTTCCCATTTCTGGCTTGTTTCAAGCTGATCCAGAGGCAGCACTCAACATAGTATCACAAAAGATAAACCCTCTAATTTCTGCATCAGCTACTCAGTTTCCGTTTGATTACAAATGGTTTGGATTTTTTTGGCCTCAAGGACGGCGGGTTTATATCAGTATTCCTATTGATGGAACTAGCACATATTTTCTTGTTTACGCGATTGATACAAAAGCTTGGACTGAGTTT